GCCGGCCATACCTTCGACCATCACCTGGTGCTTGCCATACGTGCTGAAGGTCAGGACGACATAGTGCACCCCGGCCGAGTTGATCGTGTAGAAGGCGTTGTTGAAGTTGCCGGTGGTGACGTAGTGGCCGTCGACCAGGAAGCGGTAAGGCCACGGACTGCCCTTCAGGCGCAGCGCCACCCGATTGCCGGTCATATTGAAGTCCGTCCGCATGACGGAAACTGTCTTAGAGCCGCCCGAGTTGGTGATGGCGCTGTACGGGGTGTCGGCACTGTCGAAGATGCCGCCCACCACATGGTAGAAGTTGCGTGAGGCGTTTCCGAGCGCAAACCCATAGGTAGCCCAAGTGGGGATCGTCGTGCCGGGCGTGCCATCGAACGTGGTGATCGGCGAGGCCGTCGCTGTGCGCGGATTTGCGATCGAGGCGCGGTTGAAAGCTCGGAGGATGCGCTGAAGCCGAGCGACCGTCACAGCATCGGTTCGCGCGACGGTGTCTCCGCCAGCGGCCGTGATGTTGGAAGACGTCATCGGCTTCACGCCTCGTGCGTTCAACTCGGCTGTAAGGGTGGTGTTCTGGGCCAGCCCGGGCGAAACGATCGCCAGCGAGAGCAGCACGAATAGGATGCGGCGAAGCAGCGCCATGGTGGGCCTCCTGAAAAAGAGATAGGTCACAACTGCGACTGCATCGATGTCCACACCGCGGCGTGGCCAGCGGTGCTCCAGTGCACGTTGTCGCTCGGACGGAAGTAGATGTTGCCCGGATCGGTCCGGTCGAAGGCGTTCGAGATGTTGATAAGCTTGCAGAGCGGGCTGTTGATGGCAGCTACCGTGGCCGTCATCTTAGCCACGAGCGTCGCAGCGTTGGCGCTATCCGCCGACAGCTTCAGCGGGCCCGGTGTGACGACATAGAGCGGCGACGTCGGCCACTTGGCATGCCACCAATTCCAGAATGCGGTGAAGTTGGCAGCCCAGGTGTTGTCGAAGCCGGCAGCGGCAATCAAGGCGTCGTTGGTGCCCTCAGCGTAGATGCCGGTCGCGGGGGACAGGAAGTCGAACTTGCCGCTTGCCCGATCGGCTTCCATCATCGTCGAGCTTCGGCCTGGCTGCGAGAACGAGACGATGCGCACGTCTTGGCCCGCTGCCCGCAAGGCATCGCGATACTTGAAGGCGTAGAGGTCCTGCGTCTGCGCTGGCCCGTAGCCCTTCCCGTAGTTGAGGCTGTCCCCGAACACGACAATCGTCTTATCTGCGAAGAAGGCGGGGTCATCGGTCAGTTCGACGCCGGTTGCCGACGCGACCACCGTCACTGCTGTGGTGGAACTGACAGCCGGCGAGACGGTGCGAATGGTACCCGCCAAGCCCGAGCGAGCGGTGCGACTATAGCGGAAGAGCTTGTTCACCGGGAAAACGGTGGGGGGCGCACCGGCGCAATAGCTTGATCGTAGAACGAACTGCGGGAACTTGGAATCGGTATCCCCATAGCCGCCGACCTGGAACGATGCGCATGTCCCCGTTGGTAGGCCCACCAGACTGACCGAAATGCTCTGCATGTAATACATGCGTCCCGGACCTGGTGGGACCAGCGAAGCCCCATTCGCTGTCGTGTTGTCCAGGCCCATGTTCATGTTGGCCGGGGAGGCGGACGTGGTCGTGGTGAGGATGCTGGCGGTGCTCTCCGAGTAGAGCGTGAGATCCTCGCCTTCCTGCGCGAGGATCGTCGTAAAGTCGCGCTGGCGAAGCTTCGCGATCGACACGATGCCTCTATTGGCCAACTCCTGCGTCAACGTGGTGTTCTGAGCCGCTGCGGGCACAGGGCCGAGGCTTGCCGCAACGATCGCAAGGATCAGCAGCAAGCGGCTGTAGAGCTGCTTCATGGGTCGTTCTCCGACAGGACAAATGGATGCGCGCCGCGAGCGCCGAGTGGCGTGGCGGTGGTCAGGGCAGGTTTGCAGAGGAGAGCGGCGCGTCGGCGCCGCCAATCAGGCGGTCAGGTCGACGTAGCCGCCCTGGTCGTTCATAATGAAGGTGCCGAGCTCGCTATCGAATGCGCCCAGTAGGCCGACCGACGGCTGCTTCACCACGGCCGTGTTGATCTCGATCGTTGGGGCCACGGTGATGATCGCGTCCGCATTGCCGATGGTCTCAGGAAAGCCGAACACACGGGCCTGGAAGAATCGGATGCCGCCATCCGGATAGACCACTTGGATGGCATAGAGCGCCAGGTTGGAGGCGTGCGCGGCCGTGCGCAGGAGAGCTTGACCGGCATCGGCGCTGTCCAGCGCGATCGTTGGCTGCAACGAGCCGTAATCAGTAGATCCCTTGTGCTTTTGCTTCGGGCCCTTGAGGGGCTGAAATTCAGCCTTACCCGTGTTCGCGCCGATCACACCGATGGACTCGACGCCAGCGATCTCGACGAAGGTCAGGGCCGAGTAGCCGAAGATCGTCTGTGCCATCGGATATCCGGCCGAGATCAGGATTGCCGTGCCGGCCGCAGTTGTGGTGCCCATGGGTCAGCTTGCCTTCTTGTTTCGAGGAATGGTCAGGCAGTCGGCGCGACGGCCGGCTGCCAGTCGACCTGCGCGGCAGCCAGAATATGGGGCAGCACGGTAGCTGCTGATATGGCCGCCTTCGCCGCCACCCGCCGAGCCTCGATGCGCGCGGCGATCGGCGTCAGCGCGTCGACCTGTCGAATGATCTGCGCGCGAACCTCTGCGACGTCGATGCCGCGCGCCTGCGCTTCCGCGATCATGAACGGGTAGAGCTCGGGATGCGCGGTTTCATTACCAGGCGCCCAGGTGCGCGCTTCGCGCTCCTTCTTCTCGTACGTCTGTGCCTGGCCAGGGACATCGGTGATGAACCGCATCCGCAACTCACCGGCCTGCCCATCGATCTTCTGGCACAGCATCTCGCGCAAGACGGTGAAGTTCGGCTCGGCCGAGAACACATTCGCCACCGATCCATCCGGAACGACGAAGAGGCTGGACCCCGGAGCGGCCTGCTGAGCCTGCGCCATCTCGATCGTCGGCGACATGCCGCCTGTGACAATGGCGCCGGTGTTATCGTCGCAGTGAAACCAAAGCATATCACACCCCCCCGCGTTTGATCTCTTGCACGGTGATCGTGCAGCCTGCTTCCGCCCACGTCGGGGCGTCGTTCTCGGAATTGTAGAAGTCGAGCGCCAGCGTGTACGGGCCTGTCGCCCAGCCGGTCGCCATCCAGTTGAGCGCTATCGGCACCTGGAAGTTGTCGTTCGCGCCGACCATCCAGATGGGCCAAGTGTCCTCCACCGCACCATTGTTCAAGTTGATGAGACGGAACTCTCCGGTGATGTCGTCGCCGGATTTCATACGAACATTCGACAGGAGGTTGAGCGTGCTGAACGACTCGTCCTTTTGGAAGGTCAGCTGCGCGATGCGGGTCTGCTGAAAGACCGGCAGGCTTACAGCACTGGCGGTGCGTACCCACTGGATCGATTGCGCCGCGTTCGGCGCGAGCTTTCGGGTCTGCAGATCGCCATCGATGATGACGTTCCCGCGAAACGTGAAGTTGTCGCCGACGAAGTCGATGCCGCTGATCGCGTTGCCGCCCTGGTCCAGCACGAACATGGTCACCTGCGCCCGGCCACCGCCGGCGGAGACCGTCTGCTGGTAGATCGCGCCGGCCGTACGGGTCAGTGCATCGGCGGCGACGCTCTCGACGGTGCTGGTGCGCGCCATAAGACCACCGGGCCCACCAACGCTTGCCTCGAGCGAACCCAGGCGCTGCGCTGCAGCCTGCCCGATGCCGGTGGCCAGCGTCTCCACTTCCTGGATGCGAGCGTTGGCCCGCGCGAGGCCGGCGCCACTGCCCTTCAGGTACGGACTGGGCGCCGACTGATCGTATGACGCCACAGCCAGCATCGGTCGCAGCAGGAACGTCCAGGACAGATCGTTCGCCGGGTTCTGCAGCCAACCACCTTTGACGACCACCAGACGCGCGTAGCGGGCATTGTCGGGGATGCGGGCGACGCACCAGACACGCTTGAAGTCGTCCCAGCTCGGCCCGCCCCGGAATGGATGGTAGACGTCATCGCTCTCGGCCGCGTCCGCCAGGTAGTTCTTGTTCTCGTCGCCCCACTGCAGGCGAAGCAGCGACACGCACTCGCGCGAGGCCAGCCAGGCGCTGATCTGAACCCAGCTGCCCTTGTCGATGTAGACCCACTCGCTGACGATCGCCACGCCCAGGTCGCCATTGCGCTGGTTGCAGAGCAGGCCTTGGTAGTGCTCGCCCGGGAACACGAAATCCGCATTGTCGGTGCCCCAGGTGTAGAACTGCGGCTCATTCGTCACCAGGTCCCAGCTGGCGGTGCCGTCGCCGAACTCCGTGTTGGTCAGCAGGTTGCCGCCCACCTCGAGCTGACGAACCACCTGCTTCAGCGCCGTCGCATCCGCCACGATCCCATCTACGAGGGTGTCGATCGTGGCGATGGCGTCGACCACCTGATTGCCCGTCAAGTTGCCGACCGGGCTATTGCCCGGGGCACCATATGTTGCGTTATCGTCGGGCTTCGTGCCGTCCGGATCGGCGATGTCGGGCCAGTTCACCATCGACCCTAGCGGCGCGACCTTGCCGGCGGTGCTCAGCCCCTCGATCGACAGGGACAGCTTGCTGACGGCGCCGCCGACTTCGATGCCGAAATCCTTGAAGAAGCCGTACACCGCCAGGACGTCGAGCGTGTCATCGCCGATCCACAGCGCCGGCTTGGCGCGCACAGCGGCGATCCGGCCCGCAACGACGTCGATCGCGTCTGTGTCGATCAGCGCCTTGGCCGCCATGCGCTTGGCCCAGGACCGCTCGACGATGGTCACTTCACCGAAGTCGTCGTCCGACTTGCGGCTGTAATCCGTGATGCCGGTCGACGGCGAGGACTCGGTTAGACCAAGCCCGACCAGCTTGCCGATCAGCAGCGAGCCGACTGCCACCGTCCCGGAGTCGGTCACGGTGACGATGACCTGACCGTCGCTCGGCGGCAGATCCAGGAACAGCACTGTCCCGCCTGCAGCGGCTTCGGTTGTGCGCGCATAGCCTGCAGCCTCGACATGCACCTGCGCGCCCGGCGTGACGTCGAGCAGCGCGAGGGCATCCGCCTGTCCGGCCGCGAGCGTCACCTCGATAAGCCCTTGCGCCATCGTCGCGGATCCCAGCGCCTGGTCGAACATCGCCCAGCGATTGGTCGGCCCAATGTCGACCCACTTGCCAAGATTGCCGGTCGGGTCGTTGCCGAGGTTGGCTTCGCCCACGCTCTGGTAGATCCGGTGCGTGTTCGCCTTGATGACGAGCTGGTCGGTCGCGTAGGCCACGCCCGGCTGCCACTCGGGTGCGTCGTTCTCCTCCACGCTGCTGGCCGCAAGGGTCACGTCGAAGATGGTTGCCGGCTGCAGCAGGCGCAGCGTCGACGCCGCATCTTCGGGCGCCGGATCTCCACCGGGATCGTCGAACGGCTCGGAAGCGGCCAGGCCCTCGACCGTCAGCGTGCAATAGCTCACCGGCGGCAGCGCCAGATCGATCGCGAAATCCTTGTAGAACCCGCGGAAGTTCAGCCAGGCGAAGCGATCGTCGGCGATCCACTGCGCCGCGGTGGCGCGAAGCTCGGCCAACTGTCGCTGCAGTGCGTCCACCTCGTCGGTCGGCACCATCAGCTTGACCGACATCCGGCGTGCAAAGCCGCGAGGAACGACAGTCGTCACGCCGAAGTCGTCGGTCTCCCGCCGGCTAAAATCGGTGATCCCGATCGTCGGCGTCTCTTCCAGCGTGCCGAGGTCGATCACCTCGCCGCCATCCAGCACGACCTGCATCAGGCCGCAGCCACGCTGATGGCGTTGCCGCCAGCTTCCGCGGTCACATCGTCCAGCTTGGTGGCGATGCGGCCCGTGTTGCTGGCAATCGCCGCCGTACCGCTGTTCACGTCCGATCGCAGCTGCACGAGCTCGGCGCGCACCGCCCGCAACTCATCGCCGAGCTCGTCGGTGTTCGGCGCCGTGCCGCCCGCAGCTTCCGTAGCGGTAGCGGCGGCCGAGAGTGCGGCGACTGTGGAAGACGGATTGCTGGCGCCAGTGATCGCTCCGATCAGGGCGTACGTGCCTTCGAGGCTGGCGGCGACCTGGGCTTTGACCCGCTCCAGCTCCTGCCGGCTCGTGGCGGTGTTGCCGGCGACGGTGAGCAGCGACTGGCTCAGCCCGACCAGTTTGCCCGCGGCGTCCTGATCCCCGGCGCGTGCCGCGGTCGTGGCAGCGTTGAACTGGCCCTGCAGCAGGGCGAAGCTGCCGGCGCTCGATCCATCGGTCAGCCCACGGATCCGGTTGACCTCGTCCATGATGCTGTCGCCAACCGACGTCCAAGCCTGGCGCAGCTGCTCCGCCGCGTTTGCCGCGTCCTTGGCATCCTGCAACGCCCAGACCTGCTCCTGCAGCGCGCGATTGCTCGGGTCGATCTTGGCGAGATCGAGTGCGCGGATGGCCGCGGTGTCGCCCTGTAGCTCAAGCAGCTGACGTTGCAGATCCTGCTGCTCTGACAGGATGTCGGCTGCGCTCTTCGCGCCGTTCATGGCGGTCTGCAGATCGGCGAAGGCCGGAGCCAGCTGGAGGAGCGTCGCATAGGTCGACTGCCCGGCCGCGGTAGTGAGGTCCTGCGCCTCTACGAGCGACCGGAAACCGGCAAGCGTGCTGGGCATTGCCAGGCCGAGGCTGTCGAACACCTGGGCGAACTGACGGGTCTTGGCCGCTGCCTGCTCCTCCTTGCTGTAGTATGCGTCGAAGTAGGCGCCGATCGCGCTGGTGAAGTCGCTCACGCTGTCGAACTGGTCGGCGAGCGTGAGCTTGGCGTCGATGCTCATGGTGGCCGCCGAACTGCTGAGCAGGCCCAGCGACGACGACACGCTCTCGACGGTGGACGATACCCGCACCAGCGTCTCGAACAAGCCCTCGCCGGCCTTCTGGAAGCGTTCGATGCCAGGGAATGCTGCCGTCGCCATCTTGTCGGCCGCAGCGCCGAACACGGCGCTCAGTTTCTCCTCGATCTCGTCGCCGGTGAGCCCCTGCAGGTCGATCTTGCCAATGTCGACGACGAAGCCGTTCAGCTTGCTCTTGATCGCGTCGGTGCTCTCGCCGAGGGGGCCAGCCGCAGCGAGGATCGCGTCGTCGAACTGCTTCAGGATCAGCGTGAACTGGTTCTCCAGCCCGGCATCTGCGTCCGTGTACTTCGTCGAGTACTTGGTCGACGTAGTGATGCCGAAGAGCTTCTTCTTCTTCTGCACGTCGGAGTAGTAGGAGGCGTCGAACCCGCCGGACAGAATGTCGCCGAGCGTCTGATTGTCGCCGAACAGACCGCTGCCCACCACCTTGGTCTTCGTGCCGAACAGACCCTTGAGGATGCCGCCGACAAGCGGGATGGCGCCCAGCGCCGAGCCGATCGCATTGGGCTTGAAGCCTTGAGCCACGTCACCGTTCGCATTCACGTCGCCGGTGCGCAGCACCAGGGCAGCGAAGCCGCCAATCTGGTCTTCGATCGAGCGGAGCGACGCCGCCATCTGACGCGAGTAGGTGAGCATGGTCGTGTCCACCTCCTTGAGCGCGTCGATCGAGCGCTTGATGCTCTCCGACTTGGCCGATGCATCGCCCAGGACGGTGCCGGTGCCGTCGTTCGCCTTCGGCAGCGTGTTCTTGCTCCCGCCACCGAACGACCCGATCACCGAGATGCCAGCGGCGATGAGTGCTGCAGCGGTAGCGCCCATCGCCACAATGTTGAGCGGGAACGGCAGCTGCGACTGCTTGGCGATGCCGGCGGTGCCTTCGGCGGTCGCCTTCACGGCCGCGTTGGTGACCACGCCAGCGGTCTCCAGCGCGTTCTGGATCATCGCCTGCACTGACATGGCAAGCTCGATGGCGCGGAACGTCTTCTCGGCTGCCGCCATCGCCTTGTACCCGGCGGAGTGCTCCTTGAAGAACCCCTTCGCGGCCGATGTCATGTCGCCGAAGAGGCCGATCTGACTTGTCGCTGTGGCGAGCGCGTACTTGGCATTGGCGCGCTCGATCGCAACCTGGTCGTGTCCGGCCGCGGTCACCCTGGCCCTGCGGTCAGCATCGAGGCGCGCCTGGGTGGCCTGGAAGTCAGCATAGATCGCGGCGACGTCGCCGATCGCACGCCCAGCTGCGCCGAACGCATCGGCCATGCCGCGCGCAGCGTTCTTCACATTGTTGGCGATGAGGTCCCAGCGGTCGGCGGTGAACGCCAGCTCATCGTTGTAGTTGCGCTGAGCCTGGGCATTCACAACAGTCTGAGCGGCGATGTCGCCCTGAAGACGGATGTACTCGGCGGCCTTAGCAGGATCCGCACCGGTCCAGTTTGCGACCTCCTGCTGAGCCTTGAAGGTGGCCATCGAGCGAGCGCGGGCCTCCTCCGTTTCGCCGATAAGGCGCAGCTCCTCGTGAAGTTCTGCGAGCCGATCCTTGCTCGAAGCCAGACTTGTTTCCACCTGCGCATTCACTGCCGCCACCCGCAGCCGCTCTCGGGCCTGCTGCTGAAACTCAAGCTCCCTGGTTGCGTGAGCGGTTTCCACGGCTAGGCCGCGCTGCTGGGCGACTTCAATTGCGGCCAGCAGAGGAAGGTCGGCAATGCGATCACGAACAAGATCCGCAGCGCGCTGGGCCGGGATGAGGCCTGCGGCGACCTGAGCGTTGACCTGCTCTTGAATTGCAGCCTGGTCGCGCATGCTTGCCGTGCTCTTCGCCGCGTCCGACACACGCTGGGCAATTGCGAGGCGGATCTGTCGCTCAACTAGTTCCTCGATGTCTGCCCGCTTTTTGATAGCGTCGCTCTCAGCCTTGACCCGGGCTTCGGCCACCAGCGCAGCAGCGCCCGAAACATTGTAGGCGTCAGCCAGAGCGTAGAGGTTCTTGATCTGGGCCTCCATGGCCGCGGCTTCGCGCGCCAACTGCTCAGCATGACGGTCAGTCTTCCCCTTCTCGGGGTCCAGGTATCCCTTGTCCTCGGCCTGCTTCCGGATGCGTTCACGCGCGATCTGTTGAGCGCGGTCGCCAATAGCCTTTGCGCCGTCGCCGATGTAGTCGCGGTTGATCTTCTCGGAGAGGACGCCGTTCCAGGCCTTGGCCACCTTATCGGCGGCGCCGGCGTACTGGTTCTTGACCTTGTCGATCTGCGGCGCGCTAAGCGTTGGCAGAGCAAGCCCAACCTTGCCGAGTATGCCGTTGGAGCTGGTGATGAACGAGTTGATGCCCGAGATCGAGCGCTTGATCAGGTTGTTGATCGCCTCGATGGCATAGTTCACCGCGCTGAAGAACACGTCGCCGAACACCGCTGGGAACTGCTTCCACGTGGTCCGGATCGCCTCATAAGCACGGACGCCGCGGCTGATCAGGAGGTTGAAGTACGCGCCGGTACCCTCGGCAGCCCACGACAGCCACGCCTTCATTTCGTCCCACGTGTCGGAAACACCGCCGCCAATAGCGCCCCAGATAGCCTCGCCAGCCAGCTGGAAGGCGGCCTTCGCGGTGTCGCCGTAAGTGACGGTGACGTCCGTCATGTGGCGCATTTCCTTCGCCGAGAGGCCCAGGCTCTCGGCATACTTCTTCATTGGCTCACCCTCGTTGGCCTCGTTCTGGATGAGCTTGAGGCCAGCCGCGAGGGCTCCGGCCGCCACGGCCAATCCGAGGATTAGCGGGTTGCTCACCGTAAAGAGCAGCACTGCCTTTGCGGCATTGCCGATCTCAGCGGCAAAGCCCTTCAGTCCGCCCTCGGCCATCTGAGCTACCTGGAAGATCTGGCCAGCCTGAGTGGCGAAGATCTGGAAGGCAGGCGCACCTGACGCTGCCATGGTCGCAACGTCGTTTAGCTGAAAGGACAGCTGCGTGAGGGTGCCGGAGCCGCGGCCCAGCGACTTGTGCATGGCTTCACCGGCAATGCCGACGTTGTTCAAGCGCTCTACAAGCACCTGCTGCTGCCGGGCGTACTCGGCTGGTGCCGTGGCGCCCGAGTGGTAAAGGCGGGTCGACTCGGCGATCTCCTCGTTGAGCCGCTTGGTCGCCGCATAAAGTGGGTCGGTGGCCATGCGCAGGCGTTCGGCCGCCTCGGCATCCGCCATCTGTGCTGCATGCGAGCCGCGCACCATGGCAGCCAGTCGCTCATGCTCGTCAGCCAGGCGCTTCTCGGCTGCGGCCGCAGACGCGGCAGCGCGAGCCTCTTCTTCGGCCGCGCGCGCCGAAAGGGCCGAGAAGGTGGCGCCTGCGTCGGTTGCACGCGCCCGGCCAACGCCGGTGTTGCGCTCGATCGCGGCTTCGAGCTGCGCACGCTCTGCCAGTTGCGAGTTCACGGCGCGAAGCGATGCCAGTTCGGCCTGGGCGGCGCGCTCCGCTGCGTTGACGCGCGCCTGCGCCGCAGCGTCGGCGGCAGCCGCCTCTTTAGCGAGCAGCGCAATCTCATTGTCGATCAGGCGACCGGCAAGCTCAGACAGACCTGCCTGTTCTGCCGCGAGCGCGGCCGTCTCCACCTTCATGGAGCGCAGCTCGGCCCGGGACTTGCCGAATGTGCTGTTCTGCCGCTCCAGCTGCCTCACAAGCGCCTCGCCTGCGGTCTCGGCCTTGGCGATGTCGCGCGTAGCTGCCTGCAGCTCACGCGATGCCGCGTTGCCGAAGGTCGTTACCTGCGCAGTCGCACCACGAAGGTCGAGCGCACCCTTTGCCGCCGCCTCCATCTTCTGGAACTCGCGGAAGATGTTCGCCTGCGTGGTCCCCACCAGGTCATCCAGCGAGCGCAGCCGCCCGAAGGAATCATGGAAGTCGATCGCGAAGCCAACGCCCAGCATCGGGCCGTCTTCGTCCATGTAGCCCTCCGTGCTAAGGCGTTGAGACTCGGAACCCGAAGGCTCGGCGGATATGGTGAAGTGGATCTTGCTGATGGCGGCCGTGGTGAGCAGCCAAGCTGCGCCCACTGTCGTGGAAAGAGATCGCCGTGAGTTCGAGGAATTCTGGGCCGAGACCCTCAAAGATCAAAGCATTGCCAAGCCACCGAAGGATGCGGCTTGGAAGCTTTATGTATGGTCGCAAGGGCAGTTCGTGTTGGGCTACTGCTCTCAATTCATTTCTGCTGATGCAGCCGAGGAAATGCGAACTCTGCCAAATGAGCGGGAGATGATGGAAACCGAAGTCGGTCGATCGATCGTTCAAAGCGGGAAGGATCTATTCAAGTCGGGGATGGAGTTTAGGAACGAGGTGAAGCCAACTGCCGCTATCTGTAAAAAGGAGCTTGCAGAGCGGGGTGAGGTTTTCGCGGCGATAAGCACGTCACCCTAAGACCATCTGCAGCCGCGCGACTTCTAGATCCTTCTCGCGCTGACTGACGGCGACACGCCATGGCGGAGGGCAGTTCTCGCTCTCGGCGCGGTGTCCTTCAGCGAGGTATTCGACGGATAGCTTGCGGATCAGGCGCATCTCCCAACGCGGGAGGCGCTTGCCCATCGCTACCTGCCATGTGTTGATCGACTGCCAGCTGATCGGGCCTGCGCCCATGCCAGCCGCCTCGGTCAGGCCGATCTCCAGCAAGTAGCCGAGAATATGTGGGGCCGGGTTTGGCGGCATCGCGAAGGTGACGCCATCCTTGGTCATCTGCTCCGCCCGGCACAGCCTGGGCGGCTGATCCTTCTCCTGCGCCCGCCTGCTGCCCTCCGGCGGCTTGGGCGTGGCATTAAGCCACGCCATCTGCCGCACGTAGAGGGTCAGTCCACGCTCGACGTCTGTGTGAACTTTCCCCAGTCACGCAGCGCCTTCAGCACCTGCTCCTTGATGAAGCCCAACTTGCGATTGAGGTAGAGCGCCTTGAACTTCTCCTTGCCGTACTTGTCGGCCGCAGCGGGAAAGTCGAAGTTCTCGAAGTCGACGGTGAGCGCGGCCAGATCCTCGGCCTGCTCGTTGTCACGCTGCTCGATCGGCACGAGTGCAAGCTTGCCGTCGTTGTCCTGCATGCGCTTCGTCGCGCGGGCGACCTGGCGATCTTCGATCTCGGCGAACACCGGGGAGCCGGGGCTGAAAAGCACGATGCGGATCGGCTTGCCGTTCGAATAGAGGTGGGTGCCGTCCGGCCCCTTCAGGTGGATAGGAGCCGTGTCGGCGACGGCCAAGCTGCTGATGTCGAACAATTCGGACATGAGATTTCCTTTCGCGGGAAGGTGCACCAGCCCGGCCCACAGCCCGCGATGAGCAGGACGAGCTGGTGCGTGAAGACCGGCGCGGGCAGCCGGGGTCTATTGATTAGGACGCAGGGACCTTCACGATGGTCGTGTTGATCTCGATCGTCGGGTTGGCCATGATGATGGCGTCGGCGTTGCCGACCGTTTCGGGGTAGCCGAAGACGCGGGCCTGGAAGAACCGCTTCTCGC